CAACAGGAGGCTCTAATACAAACATTGGATATGAAGCTGGAGAATTTTCTACAGGTGGTTATAATACTTTTGTTGGTGATGTAGCAGGAAAAGGTAATAGCGGTAATACAACTGGTGTAAGGAACGTTGCGGTTGGCCATAGTGCATTATCATCATTAAGAGCTGGTGAAAGAAACACTGTTGTAGGTGCTAATGCCGGTCAAGATATACAGGCTGGTGATCAAAATACCTTAATGGGACAAGGTACGGGTTCTAGTATAACTTCAGGTGATAATAATTTAGTTTTAGGATATAATGCTCAATCTAGTTCCGCTACTGTATCAAATGAAATAACTTTAGGTAATGCTAGTAACAATTTACTAAGAATACCAGGTCTTGGAACTACGGACGGACACGTGCTTACGTTTGAAACTGCTTCAGGCGGTATTGTATTAAAAGCCGCCGGTGGTGGTGGTGCATCTAGCTTAAATGGATTGAGTGATTGTTTAGTTGATACAAATAGTTTATATGTAGGAGAAGTGCCAGCCGGATTATCCGGAAATCCACAAGGTAATACTACGCTTGGCATTGACGCTGGAAATTCTTTAACAACTGGTACTAATAATACAATCATAGGAGACGGCGCTGGAAATGGAGCAAGTCTTAGCGGTGCAAATGTTTTTGTAGGTACATTAGCTGGTAGAGCCATTATATCTTCTGGTGATGTTGATAATGTTTTTGTAGGTAAATGGTGTGGTTACAGTTCTAGTACAGCTATACAAAGTACTTATATAGGTTCAAAAGCAAGTTGGTTAGGAAATGCAAGTCAAAGTACTGCTGTTGGCTTTGAAGCGGGTAGAGGTAATTCAAGTAGCGGACATATTTCAATAGGACACCAAGCCGGTTACTCAAACACTTCTGGTTTTGGTAATACCAATTTAGGTTACCAATCTGGATATTCAAATACAACAGGTGTAGAGAATGTTAATGTAGGATACAATGCGGGTAAAACAGCTACTGGTTCACAAAATACAGCTGTTGGTCGTAATGCATTTGGTGATGGCTTCGGTCATAGTGGAATTGCTAACGTGGCAATGGGTTATTTAGCATTATCAGCCCCGAGTGGCGCTAGTAATTACAATGTTGCTATTGGTTCAGAGACATTAAAAGGGTTTGGAACAAAAAGCAACAACGTCGCAGTAGGTTATAAATCTGGTTTTTCTGCAACTACTGGAGGGAATAATACTTTAATAGGTTTTGAATCTGGAAGGAATGTAACAACTGGTACATTTAATACAGCTATTGGTAATGATGCTTTAAAAAGTGAAGATGCTGGTGGTAGAAATACTGCTATTGGTGGTTATGCTTTAACTTCTTTAAATGGTTCAGCTGTTGGCTTTAATACTTCTGTTGGTTATGAATCTGGTTTGTTAGTTTCAAATGGAGTTCAAAATACTTTTTTAGGTGGTTATGCTGGTAATAGTGTTACAACTGGAGATAATAATACAATCATAGGATATGATGCAGATGCAAGTTCAGCTACTGTTGACAATGAAATAACTTTAGGTAATTCAAGCGTTACTGCTTTACGTTGTGCAGTTACTTCTATAACATCATTATCTGATGAAAGAGATAAAACTGAAATAAAAGATTTAGGTTATGGACTTGCTTTTATTGATGCTTTACAACCAAGAGAATTTGTGTGGGATAATAGAGTAGAAACAAATAAAGATGGAGAAGAATTTTACTCAGCTAACAAAGGGAAAAAAGATTTTGGTTTTATAGCACAAGAGGTTAAGGAATTAGACAACGATACTTTAAGATTAGTATATGACGAGAATCCAGAGAAACTAGAATTAAGCTATGGAAAATTAGTACCAGTCTTAGTACAAGCAATAAAAGAATTAAAAGCAGAAATAGAATTATTAAAACAATAAATAAACAAAAATGTACAAAAACGTAATTACATCAGAAAACACACCAGACAGTCACAAGGCTGTTATTGTAAATCAAGTTGATGGTCAACTAGCAGATGCTGCGGATGAAGAAACATCGGCTGAGCAATTGCAATGTATTAAAGATCATTTTACTTGGTTACTAGCAAACGACTTTTATAAAAGTGAATGTAGCGCTGAACAAGTAAGTGATATGGAATCATATCTACCAGCTGATTATGCAGATGCATACGAAGACTTACCTGTATAATAAAATTAAGGTAAATATTTATAATACACGTAACTATATAAGTATATAACAATTAAATTAAATAAAATGTCAAAAGCAACTAAAATTACGGAAGAAGAATTACAATCTATTAAGGAAAGTCAAGAGAAAATTTTTAATATTCTTGCTCAAATAGGGAGTGTTGAAGCTCAAAAACAGGGATTATTATTTCATCAAAATGAAGCTCAAAAAGAATTAGAAAATATTAAAAGCGCTTTACAAGAAGAATACGGTGATATTAATATTGATATGAAAGATGGTAGCTTTACTTTGTTCGAAAAACAAGAAGAAGAAACTGCTGAGCTAAAGCCAGTGTAATGGATTCTATTGTAAGAAAAATAAGTATAGGTTCTGATTATAAAAATGATGCAATGCATTACTCTGTAGGCCAGCAAGTTTACGGAGGACACATAATAGCAGATATTTTACATGATCCGAAATCAAACTCTTACAGCATATTTATAAAAAAAGGAGACGAGGTAATGCCGTGGAAGAAATTTAACTCTAACATGGCAATATCCGTTGAGTATGATTTAGAATATTAATGAGAAGCTTATATGATTTTATCATTAAACCACTAGGTGATAGATATGATAATGAAATAAAAGTAGGTGATAAAAGTTTAGTTTTAAATACTAAAATAGAAAGCTTTAAATCTGTAAACAACTTAGCAATTGTTGTGGCCACACCTAAAGCTTTTAAAACAAATATAAAAGTAGGTGATACCATATTAATACATCATAATGTTTTTAGGGTGTTTTACGATATGAAAGGTATAAAGAAAAATAGTAGATCATATTTTCAAGATGATTTATATTTTTGTGCTATTGATCAAATATATTTGTATAAAAACACAGAGGGTTGGAAATCATTTGGTGACAGGTGTTTTGTAATGCCTTTAAAAAATAAAGACTCTATAAAGCTTGATAAAGAGCAAAAGCTTATTGGTATATTAAAATACGGTAATAAGTCCTTAGAAGCGCTTAAAATAGTCCCAGGAGATGTTGTAGGGTTTACGCCGAACAGTGAATGGGATTTTATCGTAGATAAGCAAAGAGTTTATTGTATGAAATCTAATGATATTGTAATTAAATATGAACACCAAGGAGACGAAGAAGAATATAATCCTAGCTGGGCAAAAAGCAGTTGAGGAATTAATTAAGGTAGCAAAAGAAGCTATTGTTGATTCTGGTGATGATATAACTGCTGACAGGTTAAAAAATGCAGCAGCTACAAAAAAATTAGCAATATTTGATGCATTTGAAATACTTACTAGAATAGAGGCTGAAGAGCAAATGTTAAATGAAAAACCAAAAGAAGTTAAGGAAGAAAAAGCTTTTAAAGGTTTTGCAGAAGGAAGATCCAGATCATAATGTACGAGCAGACTTTATATAGAGTGCTCGATAAGCACATTAAACCTAAAGTAATTAATAGATTAAATAGGTATAAGAAATGGGAATATGGATATAATAAAGAACACGATGTTGTTGTTATAGGTCATACTGGTCAGATTGGAGATGTATATGATATTCAAGGAGTAAAGATTGCTTTACCTAAAGAACGCGAAGTAGTGTCATTTAAAGATGACAAATGGTTATATACAGAATATCCTAAAGAATTAAAAAAAATAAAATCAGTTTTTGATTGGGATGAACACCCTGTTGAATTTAAAGAAAAATGGTATGACTACATCGATAAAGAATTTAAGAGGCGTGAAGAAGGTTTTTGGTTTTATAACAAAGGTAAGTCTACTTACATTACTGGTACTCACTACATGTACTTGCAGTGGTCCAAGATTGATGTTGGGCAGCCAGACTTTCGCGAATCAAATAGATTATTCTATATCTTTTGGGAGGCGTGCAAGGCAGACTCGCGCTGCTATGGAATGTGTTATCTTAAGAACAGACGTTCTGGATTCTCGTTCATGGCCTCAGGCGAGACCGTTAATCAGGCCACGATTTCCACAGACTCGAGGTTTGGAATTTTATCCAAATCAGGGCCCGACGCTAAGAAGATGTTTACAGATAAAGTGGTACCAATATCGGTCAATTTTCCTTTCTTCTTCAAACCAATCCAGGACGGTATGGACAGGCCGAAGACCGAGCTTGCCTATAGGGTCCCAGCATCGAAGTTTACGCGTAAAAAACTCGACACAAACGAGAAACTCCAGGAAATCTCCGGGCTCGACACAACGATCGACTGGAAGAACACCGGCGACAACTCGTACGACGGTGAAAAACTAAAACTATTAGTACACGATGAAAGTGGTAAGTGGGAAAAACCTACAAATATATTAAATAACTGGAGAGTTACAAAAACCTGTTTAAGATTAGGTTCTAGAATTATTGGTAAGTGTATGATGGGTTCAACATCAAATGCTTTAGATAAAGGTGGTGAAAACTTTAAAAAATTGTATTATGATTCAGACGTTGAAAAGAGAAACGCCAATGGACAGACTCGTTCAGGACTCTATAGTTTGTTCATACCTATGGAATGGAACTACGAAGGATACATTGATTCTTATGGATTTCCTGTATTCAACACTCCAAAAAAAGCAATTGAAGGTCCGCAAGGGGATCCAATAGATCAAGGAGTAATTGAGTATTGGCAAAATGAAGTTGATGGTTTAAAAAACGATCAAGATGGATTAAATGAATATTACAGACAGTTTCCAAGAACAGAGCAGCATGCTTTTAGGGATGAGACAAAACAATCTTTATTTAATCTAACTAAAATATATGAGCAAATAGATTATAATGAAGATCTTAGAAACAGCTCAATAGTAACAACTGGTAGTTTTCAATGGGAAAACGGTGTTAAAGATTCAAAGGTTTTATTT